ATAATATTTAGTTCAGTAGCAGTAGCCGTAACACCATCAAGTATATTTAACTCTGATGCTGTTGCTGTAACACCGTCGAGTATGTTTAGTTCTTCTGGTGTAGATGTAATCTGAGTTGTACTCACTGCTGCTAATACAGGTATTGTACCAGATTGGTTAGGTAAGTTAATTGTACGATCAGCAGTAGGATCTATTATAGTAAGTGTAGTTTCATGGTCATCAGCAGTAGCACCTTCAAATACGATTGCATTCTGTGCGTTCATAGTAACTGTATCTACTACTGTTTGCGTACCGCTTACTGTTAGGTTTCCTGTAACAGTTAGGTTATCACCTATAGTTACTTCGGAAGTTCCATGTCCTATTGTTATTGCAGTGCCAGATATACCAGTACCAATAGATACTGACTCACTACTGTTAGCTGTATCAATAATAAGATATGCATCAGATCCCTGCTTAATTGTAAATGCAGTGGCTGAGTTATCTGTTACTGCTACGTTAATGTCTGTGTCATCAGCAGAGATAGAGTCAAGGGCAATATCACCCACGTTAGTTATATTACCATCACCTACGCTAAGTGCAGTAGCACTAAGAGTTCCAGCTAGTGCAGTGTTAGCTCCAGTAAATGTAGCAGCAGTGGTAGAACCAGATTTAATTATTAAGTTACCACTGTTGTTTGTTAATGCACCATACTGTGTGCCATCATCTTTTAGTAGTACATCAGCACCGTCTGCATCTAATATAATATCTCCAGCAGCATCCACTGTCATATCACCAGAAGATAGTGCTATAGTTGTACCGTCTATGTTAAAGTTATCTATATCAATACCAGCATCAGCAGTAATCTTACCAGTAACTCCTAGTGTACTGCTCATGTCTACAGCACCATTTATATCTATTGTAGTACCGTTTATTTCTACTTCACTATCTGATACAAGATCTAATACACCATCAGCAGATTGATGTATGTAAGTACCACTATCACCAAACTGTAGTTGACTAGTACTATTTAGTAGAACACCTGTATCAGCTACGTGGGTTAGTGTAACATCCTGATCATCACCTAAATTAATTACTGCACCATCAGCAAGAAACAGATCACTAAACTCTAACGATGATGTACCTAATGCAGCACCATCAGAAGCATCAGGAACAAATGCAGTTGTGGCAGTTATTGTAGTTCCTTGTATTGTGCTTGATCCAGTTAAAGCACCAGTAACACCTAATGTACCAGCTATAGTAGCATTCTCATCAATATCGAGTGTATCTATATGTGCAGTACCATCTATATAAAGATCTTTAAATTCATTTGATGCCCCACCTAAATCTATGTCATTGTCTGTTATTGGTAGGATAGATCCATCTTGGATACGAACTTGTTGCACAGAAGAAGAACTAACTTCTGTATAAAACTCTATATGATTATTAGATGTATCTATAAGTATCTTATTGTTTTGATCAGCATCTGCGATACGATCTATTGGTGGACCTTCTGCTGCTGTACCGTCATGTGAGTGACCAGTAGAATTGTTGAAGGCTGCTAATAATTGGTTTAGTTCTGCGTTAATTGGTGCTGCTGATATAACCTCACCACTAACGATCTGCGCTGCTGATTGCCTGGTATATCCTGCCATTATCTATATCCTGCATCTTGATAAGTAATCGAGAACCCACTAATACTGTATGGTGACTGAGTTCCTGTCGATGTTATAACCAAGGATATCGCTCTCCCTGATCCTTGGATGTTCGACTCTAGCACTGGACTAGTCGAACCATCATATCTAAAAGTAGCATCAAAGGTGCTGTTTGTAGTTGTATATCTTGCTAATGCACCTGCTGTAGTTAAAGAGTATGTGCTTGGGTCTGGTGTATTAGGATCATCCCAATCATAT